TCGAGCTTCGCCTTGAGGATCGACGGCACGACGATGCCGACCTCGATGGACTCGCACACGGCCGCGATGAACGGGTTGCCGGGCGTCGCCGCGTTGAAGCGACGGGCGGCGGCAACCATCCATTCGGTGTTCTTCGCTTGCATCGTGACCCCCGTTGTGAGCGGCAACACATTTACAATCAGGAGAGCGTCATCACGCCGCTGGCGTTTGCGGCCACCGTGAGCGTGTTTCCTGAGGTCGCGGTCACGTCGGCGGGGGCGTCGTCGAGAAGGGCATAGACCAACACATTCCCGCTGACTTCGTAGATGACCGCGAACCGCGCGACGATGCTCCCGCCAGAGGCCGTCCACACCGGATCGGTTGCGATGTCCACCGTGACCGTGGTCGTACCGCTGATCGTGAGCGTGATCGACGCGCCGCCCGTGGTGTACCCGTTGCCGTTCGCGTGCTCGTTCGTCAGGCCCGCATAAGTGGTGGATGCCGCCCCGATGTTGCTCGTGGAGAGGAACAGGGCCATCTTCCACGTGTCGGAGTCGATGTCGAACGTGCCGTCAAGCAGCTTCGTGCGGCCGCCGTTGGTGAACGTCCACGTCCCGGCGGCACCGAGCACCAGGTCGCCGGCCCCGGACTGCCACAGCCAGCCGAGGACGGACGCGACGAGGCACGCCGCGGCCAGCATGGTGCGCCGGGCGAAGGATGGGCGGCGGTTGATCGGGGTCCATCGCATAGACAGCCTCGCAAGCAATAGGCAACAGCGATGCCGATTATGATACCGATAGGTGCTAGCTATTGCAACGCTCACACCTTCACGCCGAGCAGTTTGGCGTGAACGTCCCACAGCCGCTTATCCTGGCAGAACAGCGACACCGCTCGGCATCCTTCGACGGCACCGATCCACCGCTCGCACGAGTAGCGGTCGCGGTAGTACGAGTCGAACGCGGGGAGTCGCCGAATCCAGCTTGGCCGAACAAGCCAGAAGTTCCCGGAAAAGTGGTTCTTCGCCGCGTCTGGCTTCGTCGTCCAGTTCACGCCCACGGCATCGTACGTTCGCAGCTTCGGCACATGCTGCCGCCACGGCCCAACTAGCTCGCGCATCATCAACCGCCGCCACTCGTGGTAGACCGGCTCGGAGGAGGGGTCATGGCTGACGCCCTTCGAGTGCAGGTACAGGATCGGTGCGTCGCTTTCCCGTGCCAGCCGCTCAACCAATCGAATCGCCGGGCACTCCCACTGCCGCACGTCGTCCGAGTGGTAGGTGATGTCGAGCGTGAGGCCTACTGCAGTAGCCTTCTCGCGGAGCCAGTCCAGCCCTTCCCCGACGTACGTGCAGAGGATGTGCGTCAGGCCCGCGTCACGGAGTTGGGCCAGTTGCTCACTCACCACCGCCTTCCACCACGGCCCCATGCCCGCGACGTGATAGACCACGCGGGGAGCGATGGCGTCGGTGAACACGCGGTCGTAGCGGGCCAGCGACTCGGCGAACGATGGAAGATGCGTGAGGGGCTTGCTGAGCCTCGCCCGCAACTCGTCGTCCGTGCGGATGCGGTCGATCTTCGCCCGCAGATCGGCAACGTCACCGGGCTGGTAGTGCAGTCCGTCGATGCCGTCCCGGATGATTTCGGGAATCCCGAACACCGGCGTCGTGACCACCGGCAGGCCGTAGGCTTTCGCCTCTTGCAGGCTCAGCGGGTAGGCTTCGATTCGGCTGGAGCAGACGTAGAGGTCCGCTGATTGCAGCCATTCGTGCGGATTGGATGCATCGTGAACCGCCGTGAAGCGGATCGAGGCGTCACCGGCCACGGCCGCACGGATGTCCGCTTGCCCTTTTCTCGGATGGTCCTCGCCGAGCGTGACGATGTGGAATCGCTCGCCATCGGGCCGGATCGTCCTCGGCGGCACGGGCGGCACGATGCTCGGCACGATCACCGCGTCTGCCCGCAGCGACGAATAGACATCGGCGGTCGCTTGGCAGGGGTAAACGACGAACTTCGGGTAGTCGATGAGTCGCTTGATGTGCGACCAGATCTCGCCGAAGTCCTGGGGATTGCTCTCGTGGAACATCCACACGCACGGCAGGCCGAGCCGCTTGGCCTGCTCCACTGCGCCCCACGAGACTGTGGTGTTCGCCACGATCAGGTCGAACTGGCGGAACAACTTCGCCGTGTAGTCGCCGACGTGGACGCGGACGCCTGCTTTCTCAAGGTCCGCTCGCAGCGGGCCGTCATGCGGCGAGTGAACCTCGACGTGCCACCCCTTGAGGTGCTTCGCGAGGTTGACGCAGATGTGTGGCGCACCTGTGCGGCCGAGGTAGTGCGAGCAGATCAGCAGTCGCGGAACAGAGTCCAGCGGGGCGGATGCAGTGGCAGCCGCGGCCCGCTCGGTCGCGTAGCCCGCACACTTCGGCCCACAGCCCTTGCACGAGCACACCGCCGGGCCGAGCGGCTTGTCCGGATGCTGGCACCACACCCATTCGCGAGCGTGCGACAGGCCGAGCCGCTGGCGCTCCGCGCCGGGCACGCTTCCGCCTCGGTGGATGCAGGAGAGTGGCAGGCGCGGCTTGGCCGCACTCTTGCGATGCCTACACGCGATCCCGAGAACGTCGCACGAGCACGCCATGTTACGGGTTCACCTCGATTAGCGTGGCTCCGGGGATCGTGCTTCCCGCGAACCTGAGTTGGAACGGCGAACAGGTGCCGCCCGTGGCCGTCTCGTCCGTGATCCCGCCGAACGATTTCACGATGTGCCACGCACCGCCGAAGAACTCCAGCACCAGCGTTCCGCCGGGAAGCGTAAACGCCTCGTAGTCCGGAGAGCCCGCGAACCACGTTCCGGAATAGGTGCCCGCTTGCGCCCCGCCGGTGATGACCAGCGTGTCGCTCGCCGAGCCCGCTCCCTTGCCGCAGTTGCTCGATGGTCCGCCGCCTCCTCCACCGCCGCCACCGCCGCAAGCCGCGAGACATTCCGCGGTCGTCGCGTACTCGCCGGTTCCGTCGCCGGGGTCGATGCACGAGCCGGTGCCGAGGCAGTTGTAAGTCGCTTCGCCAATGCGGTCCGTGCATTGCGTGCAGTTGTCACCACGGCAGATGAAGTATTCCGTACTGACATTCTCCGAAGGGATGTTGCGGTCTGTGGCGCACCCATCAGAAGCGGCTTCAATCCGCACATGGAACTTGGCTTTGTTAAATGGAGGCCCAATCACTCCATAGTTGCACGAGCCGGGTGTTGAATCGACCGGAACGTCAGCCTTGTACTCGATTGAGAAAGGCCCATAGTTTGGTCCGTCGATCACATTAAGAATGCAATCGGCTCCGCCGGGAACGTAGAGAGCAATGTTGATCTGGCCCGGTGCGCTGATGCCGGGACCGTCGTCAACACTGTTCTGATATCCACCGCTGCCGTCACATCCGATGCGCACAGTCGCCGACCAAACAGGCGGGCCTTTGAGGTTGATGTCTTGGCCTTCCGTCCATAGTTGCGTGTAGTCCCAATCCCAAGCGTCTGCTGGTGGCTGCTGGAGTACCGCTGGCCCATCCAACTGCACCACCGCGGACCCACTATCGGGCACTTCTACGAGAGCCTCAACAAGCTCGGGGAACCATTCGGCGAGCCCCGCACATTCGTTGTCTGAGGCCATCCACACCTTGACGATCACCCACTTCGGCGACGGGGTTCCACCGCACGCAATCACAGTGTTTCCGTTGGAGCACTCGGCCCCTTCGCAGTCTTCAACCGTGGTGAAAGGACCGGCACAGAGGTAGACACTGTTTCCGGGGTTCTCGGCCAGAAACTCGCATCCGCCTGACGTGCAGTAGTAGCCGACTCCGTTCCAGCCGTTGTCGTCGCAAACATCCTCGCAGGACGCCTTCGTTGTGTACGGCCCCGCGCAGAGCGTCACGCCGCCGCCGGGATTGGAGGAGTAATACTCGCAGCAGTCGCCGGTCAGATTCCCGCTCACCCTGTACCAGCCCGCCGTCGTGTACTCCACCGAGCCAGAGCAGTCGCACGGACACGGCCCGCACGTCACCCGGAACACCACCGCATTCTCCCCGCACTCATCGACCGCCCCGGTGCAAATCGCCGGGTCGCTCGTGGCGAAGTCCATGTACGGCGAACCGTCGCCATCCGTGCCGCAGCCCACCGGCGTGCAGACGATGGCCGCGCTCCCCGTGCCGCCGGACGTAGGCACGAGCCGCAGACGCGGCTTCGGTCCCTCGCAGTCGGTGTCGCACAGGTCCAAGTACGGCGTGTACTCGGTGCCCGTGCCGCAGGCCGTGGCTACGAGAGCGGTGAGCGTGGCCGGTGTACCGCTCGTGCCGTCCGCGTCGTCTAGCTCGAGGTCCACGTCGGCGCAGCAGGAGAGCGGCACCGCCATCCCCGTGGAGTACAGCACCGTGACGCTGCCATCGTCGAGCGAGAAGTTGAAGTTGCCGGTCGCGGTCACGGCGGTCAACGTGGCCGTGACGCCGTTCTTCACCTGCGTCCAGATTTCTCCGGTGGTGTACGTCACGGTGTACGTCTGGTTCAGGTTGGTGTTGGGCGCGGTGAACCCGCTCACCACGATCTTGAACTTCTTCGGCGCACCATCGGGGCAGAGCGTCGTCACGACACCCGGCGGGCATCCGAGAATGGGATCGTCTGCGGCTCCTACGGCCGCGTCTGCGTCGGCATCCCACGTCAAGGAAACGGTGTTGCTCGGCACGCAATCGCACGAGCCATCGGCTGAGACGCGAGACAACGAGCCGCAGAATCCGGAGCGGATGAGCCCGGAGAGCGTCGAGCAGTCCACCCCTGCCCCCGCCGGGTCCGCGAAGTCGAGCAGCACCATCGCCCATTTGTCGCCGGTCCCGGATTCCTTCCAGAGAATCGGCACGCCTCCCGAGGAGCAGGATTCGAGCTTGCCGGTTTCGCTCACGATGGGCCGGGCGCGAGCGTGCGAGGCATCGCCAACGTCAACGATTACCGGGACGGTGCCGCTGATCGCGACCTTCACCACCTTGCCGCCGTCCACCGGCCGCAGCGTAATCGCAAACGGCTTCTTCGCCGTCGCGTCTGCGCTCTCGAAGATCGGCCGCTCGCTTGCGATGAACGGATTATCCACGGGGCTACGCACGGGGTCGCCGTAGCCGAGCACCGAGAATGCTTTCAACGTCTGCTCGGGGTCGCCACCCCACACCATCAGTACCGTGTCCGCAGGGCTCACGAGGTCCGTGATGTCGCCCGCGCCGATTTCGCGGCCGTCCTTGAGGTTGTCGAGGAACTTGTTCCACGCGCCAGCCGTGAGCCCATCCTTGAGCTTCTGGCCGCGTTGAACTCGGCGGAGCGGATCGGCCACGGTTACACCCCGACTTCAAGAAGCGAGAAGTCGCCGCGTTCGTAAACGCGGTGGACGTAGGCCGCAATTGGCACCGACAGGCCGGAGACTGGATCAGGCGCGAAGTGAACGTCGAGGTAATCGTGCCCCTCGATTGATCCGACCGTGATGCCTTCCGCGGTTGAAACGTATGTCCACACGGCGAGCGAATCGGTGATGCTCGATCCGGTTCCCGTTGGGCCCGTCAGCCCGGAGATGCCGGCCGTGATGCAGCGATATCGCTTCGCGGGCGTGCCGTTCGACACTTCGTCGCCGACGGCGTAGGCGGTATTCGCCTGCCATGCTTCGTACGCGAACACCGAGACGTTCGTCAGCTTTGGGGCGTACTTGAAGCGATGGTTGAAGGTCCACTCTCCGCGCTGCGTCCCCTGGGCGTTGAACCCGCGATAGAGCACCTCGCCTTTCAGGAACGGCCCCCAGTCCGCATCGTTGGTCTTCGGGCTCGGCGTGGCGAGCGACGCATACTGCTTCAACGTGTCGAGCGTGACCACCGACTTCTTCGCCGTGATCGTGAAATCGCAAGACGACGACTCGATGTCGCAGCCCTGCACCTTCCCGTCGAAGGTCAGCCCGATCGCGCCGTGAGTATCCTTCGGCGTCCCACCGTTGAGCGCCACGGCCGAGACGACGGCGAGCGACTTGGTGATATGCTGCGTTCCCGTGGCGCAGTCGAACGCGAACTCCAGGCCCTGCGAGACTGGATCGAGCGCGGTGCCGCCGGAGGGGATGGTGTCCGGCGTGCTGGGCGTTGCGCCGACGGGCGTTCCGCCGGTTCCCGCACCCGCTCCGCTCGGATCGCCATACTCGACTTCGATCTCCCACAGCCCGCCGCCCTGCTTCCGCGGGGAACTGATGTTCGTGCGGATGAGCCCGTACTTCACGGCATCGGTGTTGAGAACGACGTGATCGTAGATCGCGGTCGGATCTTCGCTACCGCGTGCCCAGAACAGGAGCGTGAGGTGCGCGCCGCGAGAATCGACGTCGAATGCGCCGGAGTCGGGCTTCTCCTTGAAGATGATCGCCATGTCGGATTCCTTCAAAATCTCAGTTCGCGCGGGCGAATGACTCTGTTACCGTGGCGCAGCCATCACCCCTCACAAACCGACCAGCCATGTACGCCGTTGGCCTCTGGCTTCCGTTCGCGATCCTCTTCGTAATCGGCCACGCGGTCTCAGCATCCGCCAAAGGCCGCTGGCTCTGCACGCGATGCGGCACGCGAATCCGTAAGGCATGGTGAGCATCACGCGAACGCCACCCCATCGAGTTCGTCGAGCTTCTTCGCCATCACCCCCGTGTTCTGCGCCACCTGCTCCGTCGCCGAGAGCGTCTTCTCGGCGACCTTCTTCCCGGAGTCGCCGAACGCGAACATCTGCCGGGCATTGGCCCCACCGAAGCCGCCTTTCGTTTCAACAGCGATCTTCGCGGCGGCGGCCGCACCCTTCTTCATGTCCGGTCCAAAAAGCCAGTCATCGAACTCGTCCCACTGCTTCTGAGCCTTCAATGCCTTGGCGCGGGCCGTCAGGTCTTCGAGTTGCTTGCGGAGCCTCTTCGCTTCTTCGTCGGCTCCTGCTTTGTCGGCGGCCCGCGCCGCGTCCCTCAACTCCTGCTCCTTCTTGGCCATGTCCTCGATGATCTTGTTCCGGTCGAGTCGATCCTTCTCGGCTTTGTTCTTCGCCTCCTCCGCTTGCTCAGGCGTGTTGCTGAGCGTCTTGTACAACTGCTCCGCCATTGCGATGTTCGCGTCGTTGGCCCCGAGAACATTCGTCAACTTCCAGAACGCAATGAAACCGACGAGAACCTTCCGGAGCGTCTCGGTGATCGAGTCACCAAGGTTCCGCCGGATGAACTGCCCGAGGTCGATGAACAGCACTTCGAGGAACTTGATGCCGCCACTTATGGCCAACGACATCAGCTTTACAGCATCGTGCCAGCCGTCCACGAAGAAGCCTTTGAACTTGTTCCAGCGGCCGGTCATCCATGCCATCGCATCGGCGAACGCTGACTTGAGCCCCGCCATCGCGATTTCACCAGCGAGGGCCATGTCGCCAACTGCGAACGCATCGCTGATACCACCCATCACGCTCTTGATCGTGTCACCGAGAGAGAGGAATCCGTTGAGTAGCTCCGGGAAGAACCCGGCCCCTGCGGATGTAAGGGAGAACAAGTACGCGAGGCCCGCCGCCAATGCAGCAACCGCAAGAATCGTGAGACCCACGGGCGAGAGGATGGCGAGCAACACAACCTTGACCGCAGCCAGCACCGCCAAGCCGCCGCTGATCGCCGCACCCGCCAGCATGAACGCACCACCAAGCCCCGCAATAGCCAAACCCGCGACGAGCATCCCGGCCGCAACCGCCGCGAAGATCACCACCAGTTCACGATTGTTGGAGACGATCTCGGCGAGCGGCCCGATGAACTTCGACGCGACGTTGGCGACTTGAGCAATCGCCGGAGCCAGAGCAACGACAACCTGCGTCCAGATGCGACCGAGCCCCGCCGTCGCCGCAGCGAGTGCCGCCTGCGAATCCTTCGCAGCCTTCATGTCGTCAGAAGCGACCGCGAAGCCCTTCGACATCCGTCGGATTTCATCGGGAGACTTTTCCAACAGCGGCAACAGGTACTTCCCGCCGTCCTCACCGAACGCCTGCATGAGCAGACGCACTTTCGTGAGTGGATCTTGGACGCGGCTCAACGCCTCGAAGATGGTAAAGAATTGCTCGTCCGCCCCAAGCTTGATGAACTCGTTGGCGTTGAGCCCGAGAGCCTTGAACGCGGCCGCGGCCTGCTCGGTTCCCGCCGCCGCATCCGTGCCGAGCTTCCCGAGCGTCACGAGCGATTCGGTGAATTCGCGAGTGTCCTCGCCGACGCTTTTCGCGACGCCGGCGATCCCCGTGAACGCTTCCGCAGTGAGGCCGAGGCCGGCCGCGACCTCGCCCTGCTTCGCGAGATCGCCGATCGAGTCGATGACGAGCTTCAGCGGAGCGACGGCGGCAAGCCCCGCCGCCGTCGTCACGGCGCCGGCTTTCGCCATCACTTTCCCGAAGGCATGGGCCTGCGACTGAACTTGCTTCAGTCCGCGGAGGAACTGGTTGTTTTCCAAGAACAGGCTAACGAACGCGCGACCGGCGCGAATCGCCGATCCGCCGCCGCCGCCGCCTGCTCCCGAGAGTCCCGCCATAGGTCACTTCGTCTTTCCGAAGAACCGATCCAGCATCCGCCACGCCAGCCGTGATTCCGACGCGCGTTGCTCCGGCGACTTTCGCTCCGGATCCGCGTGCGAGTGGTATGCGGGCGGGATGAACTTCAACGGCTCGAACTTGCCGCCGAGCATCCCCGTATGCGCCGCCGCTGCGATCACACCCGCTCTCGCCCACTCCGATTCCAACTTCGCCCGCGCCATCGTCGCCAGATCCCGCAGGCTCATCCGGGCGGGATCGACGCCGACGATTCCGCCGAGTCGGTAGCAAAGAGCGAGGAGACATCCAACGCCGCGATCTTCTCCATCGCCTTCGTCGTCGCCGCGTCCTGCGTCGCCATCGCCTTCACCGTCGCCGCCCGCAGCACTTGCCGCAGGCGGCTCGGGCAAAAACAGATAAACGCCTCCTGGAACGCCGCCGACGCCTTCTCGAAGCAGTCGCCGTCCAGCGAGCGGCCGAACTGCTCATCGCTGATGCCGAGCTTGGCTGCCTGCTCGGAGCACAAGGCGAATATCACGTCCACGAGAGCGATCGGGTCGCCGAGCAACTCGGACAACCCCGCGAACTTGTTGTCGAGCAACTTCCCGAGATGCACGCCCGTCTTGGAATGCACGAACTTGATGTGCCACGGGTCGATGGTGATCGACCACTCGCGGCCAGCCGTATCCTTGAACGATGCCACGCATGGCTCCTACTTGAAGGTGTCCTTGAACATGCCCGCAGCCTTCGGGAGTTCCGCGTCGAAGGCCGGTTTCATGTACGGGCGAGCGGGATACTTCGCGGCTCGAGTGCGGGTCTTACGAATCGTGCCGTTCGGCAACACGCGATTTTTCCGGACCCATACACCACCGGATAGCTGCACTTCGGCCCGCTTCGCTTCGCCGCCTGTCTCCTGCAACTCCACGACGGTCGCTTCGCTGGTGTTCTTCGAGCCGTTGAGTAACGCAGGCCCAATGACGACGTTTCGCGCGTTCGGCTCGTAGGCGAAGAACAAGAACTTCTTGATGTACCCGACGTGGACGCTCGGCGGTGATCCCGCGGCACTCGCCTTGCGCCGCTTCCGCATCGAGCTTCGCGCCCGCGTTCGCACAAACGCGCCGAAACGCGAAAGAGCCCGCTTCGCAGCACGCTCCTCCGCGTTTTGGATCTTGTCCAGGTCGCGGAAGAACCGCGTTTTGAACTGGACGATGTTCACGTGAAGGTGTCCCCGTCCACGCCGGGCGTCGAGTACGTCAGGCTCGAGCCGCTGACAAGCACGGCCTGCGGGGGCGTGTCGCTGTCGGTCGGCTCGAAGCTCACCGAGACGTAGAGCGTTGAGCCGGAGCCTTGGTCTTCCGTGCCCTCGAAGACCTGCGCGTCGAACCGCCAGCCGCGGGATCCGTCCTCGTCTTTCGAGCCGTCGAGCACCAGCACGTTCAGCACGTTGTCGCTGACAAGGGCGTCCATCACCGCTTCGTAGAACGCATCGCCCGGCTTCTTCTTCATCGTGCCCGAGATCGTCAGCCCGAGCATGGTCTTCATCGACCGCTTAACGCGGGATTCCTTCGAGTCCGCCGGGCCCTTCTCCCAGGAAGGATTCACCGACAACTCGTTCATCACCGTGCCTTCGGTGGTCCACGAGCCACCGCCGAGGTACATCTTCGCGTTGATGCCGAGTCGCATGGCGAGCCTCCTTCAATGTCATGCCGCTGCGTCTTCGCGGAACGTCACACGGACGACGCTCAGGAACAGCCGCCGATCACGCAATTCGTCTTCGTCGCACGGCTCTTCGACACCCGAAGGAGCCCACGGCACCAAGCCGCCACTCGAAGAATCCGGCAGGAGCGGCGTGCTGCGTGGATTCGTAAGCAGAGCGAACACGTTCTGCTCGACCCATCGCCGTTCCGCTCGCACCCACTCCTTGAGACTCAAGCCGTCCGCATCCGCAGTACGAAAGAGCCGAGCGACACAGATCTCGACCGTGTACTGGTTCCAGTCGTAGCCGCGGGCCGCCGGCTCCGGGTTGTCGTAGCTGTCCGCTCGAACCCGCACTTGGCGGCCCTTGATGCAGTCTGGATGCTGAGCATCAGTTTGGAACTCGATCTCGTCCGCAGCCTCGACCGCATCCGGAGAACTCGAGTTCCATGCCGCCGCGATCTTCGCGACCACCGCGTCAACCACTTCGTCGATCCGAGCCAGGTCCGGCATCAGCCCACCCGCTTCGTATGCACTCGCAGTTGCGTGTTCGCCGGGGCGTCGTGGTAGTAGAAGACCGCTTCACCCGATGGCGAACTCACCTCGTACACCTCGCTGCCCCGCTTGATCGTGTCGCCCTTGAGTGGGATCGACTGACGACCACCGAGCACCAACAGCGACGCCGAAAAGATCCAGTCGGCATCGCTCCACTGCACCCGCGCCGAACCGTTCGGCTGCGAAACGCTGAACTGCGACCGACCCGCAACCGCCGAAATCTCGATTGCCTGCGCACCGCGCGAGTACGTGATTGCTTCCGCAGCTTCGCGAGGCTCCGCCGTGTCGCCGCCGAACATCTTGTCCATGAACGGCGATATCTGATTGAGCAGGTGCGCCATCAGTTCGCACCGACCGCGGCAACCATCTCATTGCTGCTGGCCGAGTTCCCGTTGGAGAAGAACACCTTCGCCACGGCAGCCCCGGCCAGCGGGTTCGTGATGCCGCTGCCGTCGAACCACTGGTAGCCGCCGCCACCGCTCGCGTCGAAGTTGTCCACGATGGCGAGCACCTCGGTGTCGTCCGATTCGGCGAACACGATGATGCCGCGACGAGACGACCTCGCGCCGATGGCTGCGACGTTGTTGCCCGTCACGAGGAATTCTTCTTCTTGAGGCTGCGAAAGCGTGACGTTCGTGAGGTTCGTCGGCAGGTTGTCGCCCGCGCCCGCGTCCACCGATAACGCGTTCGTCGCAACAGTCACGGTCATGCCGCGGCGATGGCCGCCGTCCCAATACACGTCGAGGCGGCCGTTGACGATACCGTGCCCGGCGGTCGCCGTGATCACCCCGGTGTCGTTGTCTGTGCGGGTCGTCAGTTGCCCGGTCTTAGCGGCGGCCTTCGTGATCGCCTTCCGCTGCGATCCGTCGCAAGTCACCGAACGCGCATCGACGTAGTTCACACCGTCGATGGTGATCCGGTTTGCAACCTCCACTTTCACGTCGGCCATTGGATTATCCCTTTCGAGAAATTGCGGGAGCAGGACTCGAACCTGCGACCTGCGAGTTATGAGCCAGCCGAGCTACCAACTGCTCCACCCCGCAAACAGGCCCGGCCGGAGCCGGGCGGGATCATCACACCTGCGCCGTCGCGACGCCGCCGTACAGCACGCTGAGGTTGGCTGGCGTGTCGTCCGAGGTCTTTTCCATGTGCGAGATGCACTTCAACACGGCTGCGGCCGCGACCTTGAGCGTGGTTGCCGCGCCCGTGGTGCCGTCCAACACCCGCACGCCGTTCACGTACGCCTTGATGTCGGCACGATCACGCATGTCGAGCTGGCACAGGAACGGCGTGCCTTCCACGATGTTGATCGTGGTGTCGATCAGGCCGGTGTCCGTGGTGCCGTCGTCGGACGCGAGATCCAGGTCGAGCGTGTTCCCGTCGATGTGGAATCCGACTCGCTGCGCGATCGCCTCGAAGTCGCTGGCGTGCGTCGCGGTGGCGACACCCCAGTCCATGTCGAGGGCGGCGTTGTCGCCCTTGTTGTTCACGCAGACGAGCCAGTGCCCGATGCCCTTGGCTTCGGCCACCATGGCACGGTGCGAAAGAGCGTCCGCCTTCTGCACCTCGGCCGTCGCCGAGAACTCGAGGTTCACGCCCTCGCGGCCCGCGCCCACCGCCGAAACGAAGCCGGCCGTTTGCACGCGGATGGAGGAGAAACCCTGCTCGAACCCGACCGCGAACACCGGCTGGACGTTCAGGTACGCCCAGACTTCGGTGTCCGCCGCGGCCGCATCCTCGGCGCACGCACCGAGGAAGAAATCGCGGTCCCCGCCGTGGAGCAGGTGGGCTTTGTTCGCGGAGTGATCCCAGAAGAGCTTCGACGACGGCAGCATCACCATCGAGGTGGTCTTCTGGACCTTGATGCGGCCCTTCACGCGCACGCCGACGGTGTCGCCGGATGCCACGTTGACTGTGACCTGCCCGGCGCGGCCGTCCCGGAGCTGCACGATCGCACCCGCGTCGTAGTCCGCGTCCGCGACCCAGTCGATCACGTCGCCTTCCGAATCCCACAGGGATTCCAATGCCATCGTCATGATCCACCTCCACCGACTGCGAGTGCGAGAATCGCGGCGGGCCAGTTCCCGCCACGAATGAATGCTCAGGCTCAGTCCGCGGTTTGCTTGAACTTGTACCCGCCGCGAGGCTCCTGGCGGCGGACGCCGAAGCCGTGCATGCCGCGGACCATGATGCCGAGTCGCGACAGGTCGGGCTCCGCCATCTCGATGGTCGGGATCTCCTGCCCGTCGAGTTGCACGATCTCGATGACCGGCAGTTCCTCGGGATCGCAGAGCAGGTAGTAGTTGTCCGCCGAGGAGCCGGTGAACGACGAGTTGCCGAGGTACGCCGAGGAAATCGGCGTCCACTCTCCGGCGACAGGGTTCGTGTCGCCGTTTCCGCTGTCGTTCGATACTCCGGGCGACTCCATGTATTTCCGGGCGTGCGTCTTCCACTTCGTGGGCGTGAGCAGGTACCTTGCCTTGTCGCTCATCGGCTTGCCGTCGCGGTCGGTGCGGAGATCCCATGCGGCGAGCACGTTGGCGAGCTTGTCGAGCGTGAACGCGTAGTCCGTGCCCGCGAGATAATTGCCGTTGCCGGCGGACCAGAACGATCCGACCGTCGTGAGGAATGCCGCCCACACCACATCGTTGATCGTGAGGGCGCCGCCGCGGCCGAGCCGCTTGTTGATCTGGCTGAACGCGCTCATGTCGTCGTTGCGGAGGTGCTGGTAGTCGATGCCGAGCATCAAGGCGTACAGGTCCGCCTTGTTCGTGTACTCGGCCTCGCCCAGCGTCCCGTGCTTCACTTCGCCGCCCGGCGCGACCTTCTTGTAGGTCAGGTCGCCGGTGAGCGCGTATCCGGTGATCTGCTTGAAGTCCGACACCGGCGTCTTCTTGCAGATGAGGCTCCACGTCTGTTCGATCGCCATGAAGTAGTCCCGGATGGACTTGTTCATCACGTTCGAGAGGATGCCGCTCAAGTCGTACGTGGACGGACCGAAGCCCACCGCGGCGCCGCCGTGGTAGGGATCGTCGTCCTGGCTGCGAAACGCCGCGCGGAGAAGCTGCTTCGTGCCGCCGATTCCCGTGAACCCGCCCTCGTCCGCATCGCGGTAGCCGTTGGCGCGGGCGCAGGTGACGATGAGCCGCTTGAGGCCGCATCCGCCGCGGAAGTGCTTGTCGGCCGCGGACAGCGTTGCGTCGTCGTACCCCTCCTCGATGGTCTCGCGGGCCACGCCGGTGGCGCGGGCGACGGCGACTTCCAGGACGCCGCTGCTGATCTGCGGCTTCGACGGCGAGAACGCGAGCGGGCCGTTGACGTAGCTGAGCTTGAGCAGCTCGTGTTCGGTGTCCTTGACGGACAGCCCGCCCGAGATGGCCGTGCGGACGACCGCCTCGAACTCCTTCACGCGGTCCGGAGCGTCGTTCACGAACTTCTTGAAGAGCCCGGCGATGCCGGCTTTCCGCTGGTTGTCGGCCTCGGTCGCCTGCGTCACGGCGTCAATCTCGGCCGTGCCCGATTGGTTCGGCGGCTTCGGAGCCGGATCGCCCGGCTTCGGTTCCGTCCGCTGCGTCGCACGCCACGCGGCTTCGAGTCGGGTGTGCTGGTCCGCGCTCAGCGTGGTCGGGTCGAGGCCCAGCGACTTCACATATGCGTCGAAATCCATGGCGATCTCCTTGGTCACCGGGTGCCCGCGAGTTGCGCGAGTGTGGTTTCTTGGCTTTGAATCCCGTCGATCAGCTTGAGGTCGAGAGCGGCCCCCGCGAGGAACACCGCACCCGTGGCCGCTCGCTCGAGCTGGGCGTCCGTCATCCGCCGGCCCGACTTCACGGCCGCGGTGAAGATGCCGTGCCAACCGTTCACCAGCCCTTGCAGCGCCGCTTTGCCCTCGTCGCTGTCCGGGTCCGGATTCTTGAGCGGCGCGGAGGTGAACTCCGCCGTCAGACTGCTGGCGTCCTTCCGCCGCACCATGAGCATCGCGCCGATCGAACCGATCAACGCGGTCGCGGAGTTGGCGAACACCTTGCCCGCCTGCGATGCGACCCAGTACGCAGCGCTCGCGCTCAGGTCGTTCACCTGGGCGAACACCGGCTTGCGTCGCCGGGTCGCCTTGACCTCGGCGGCCAGTTCCTCGGTGCCCGCGACCGTTCCGCCGGGGCTGTCGATCGAAAGCAGGATCCCCGACACGTTCGGATCGTTCGCTGCCTGACGAAGGTCGCGGCGGGTCTGTACCGTGCTCGTGCCGCCCATGGACGAGCGGCCCTTCATCATGGTGCCGATGATCGGGATCACCGCGACGCTCTTGCCGCCCTCGCCGCTCGCCAGTGCGATCGACGACTCCAGCTTCGCGTTCTCCTTGGCGAACGCCGTGAAGTGGGCGAGCCAATCGGTCGATTCGATCCGCGCGCGAAGCTCGTCCGCCTCCTCGCGACGCATCGCCCAGACGCCGAACCAGTCGTGCAACCGCGGCACGTTCGACTCGAAGGAGGCGTCAAGCATCGTCGACCTCCTCCGCTCCGTCCGGCGCGACCGGAGCGGGCTGCGGCTTGGCCGGCGACTGCACCGGTGCCGGGGGCAGCCCGAGTTCGGCTCGCCGGCGGGCTTCGCGAGCCTCTTCGAGCAACTGCTGGTCCTGCACGTCGCGCCAGTCGTACCCGCGGATGTCGCACTCGATCTTGCGGTTCGACGTGCGGTTCGTGAGCCGCTCGGTGCCCGCCTTGGCGTCTTTCACGGGATCGATCGAGTCGAAGCCGTCCCACGCCCACTCGTGATCCCAGAGTTCTTCCGGCGGGAGGTTTTCGGGCAGGTAGCCCGGAATGAACCGCGCGAGCCGCAGCCACTCCGTGAAGAGCGAGTCGAGCAGCTTGGATTCGTACAACCGCGGCCGACGAACGGTGATTGCAAGTTGCCACTGACCGCGGTCCAGGCGGCCGCTCGAATAGTTCATGTCGGCCGAGGTACCGCGAGACACGTTGCCGGGGGCGTTGATCGGGCGGCCGACCTCCGTGAGCACCTCGGCCTTGACCTCCTTGTAATTCGCGGCCGGAGCCGATGCGGGGAGCGTCTTGGCCTTCTGGCCGGCGGACAGAGTCAACATGTGCGTGCCGGCGAACCGGATCTGCTCGCCGGCGGGGTCCGCGTTCTCGTCGTCGTCGTAGCCGTCGTTGCCGGGGCCGCCGATCGCGTTCTCCTGCTCGATCACCGCGTTGATTCGCGACTGGGCCTCGGCCGTCAACAGGCCGGCCAGCGTCCATCGCCGCATGATTGCGGACGGCGGCAGGGAACTCGTGAACGCCGGAATCCCGCGGGCCTGCCCGGCGCGTCGCGGCTCGAACAGGTGGACCATCTGCCGAGCCGGGATGCGGTCGTATTCCTGCGAACTGGATCGCCAGGACGGCAGGTCGCCCGGATGCTGCCGCAGCACGTGATACTCGGTCGGGTTGCCCCACCGGTCGAAGACGATCCCGCTCACCGCGGAGGCGTCGTCGTATTTCAGGTCGGGCGTGTCGATCTGGTCTGCCTCGTACAGGCGGATGTCCAGTTGCGGCGCCGAGGCCGGTAGCTTCGGGTTGATGAACTTGAGCACGAAGACCTCGCCTTCGCGAGTCTCGCTCATGTCCATCACGAGCAGCTTGTCGAGCAGGTTGATCGACTTCGCCCAAGCCGCGAACGCCCGCTCGATGCGACGGTCGGCATCCGGTTCCGTCGGATGCACGGCGACTTCGGGGTCGCCGTACTCGTCCGGCAGCGTCAGCTTCAACCGCGGGCCGGTGGCGATCGTCTCGTGAGCCCGGTCGCTCGTGAGCCCGTTGATGTAGCTGTTGTTCGCGTCCTCATCGCGGGCGCGATTCCGCAACACGCGACGCACGTCCGGACTGTTCGCAGCGTTGGCGGAGTTCCCGTCGGCGTTCTGCCAGTGCCGACGGTTGTCCTCGGTGGTCCGCGCCGCGTCGTACTTCGCGCCGCCCTTCATTCGGCGCGGAGCCGGGGTCACGAACGGGACGGTGTCGAGGGAGGTGATGCTGTTGCTCATTCCGCCGCTCCCGGCGGAATGCACCGCACCAACTTGATCCCACGGGGACGAGTATTACTGCTCGCCTTGTTCGCGGCCTGGAACTTCGCCGCCTCGATCTGATCCGGAATTGGCACGGCAGCCGCACTTCGCCCGTCCTGCGAAGCGCTTGCAGGGCCTTGGGCGGATTCGGCGATCCTGTCGGCGTCGAGGTCAGGCACGAGTGCGGTCCTTGCGTCTGCTCTCAGCTTTCGCAAGTCGCGCGTCGATCGGTAGGCCGGATCTGGTCAAAACTGCGTGGTGATTACACCGGTGGTACCGAGGTGGCGTCCGGGCGATCAATCAGGTCCGGATACGGGTTGTTGACCAAGCCTGCCGCCCGCTCCTTCTCCCGCATTCGCTCGCCGAGTGTGAGACGTCGCCGCGGAGCCGGCTGCGGCTGCGGAGACCCGCTCGGCGACCAATTCAGCCCTCGTTCGCTCGCCGCGACTTGGCATCCCACGATCACGTCGAAGAGGTGGTTGTCGGTGTTCGGCAGTGGCTCCCATTTGTCGAAGACGTCGCCCTTGAGCATCGCCGGCTTCGCGCCCTCGGCGGAGCAGTGATTCGCAAACATCTCGTGATCGGCCGCGCGCACCGGCTCCGTGTTCGGCTCGCTCGCGAACAGCGTCAGCCGCCCGCGGCCGCCGGCGACGGTCGTGAATCGCTCGAACACGAACGTCTTCCACATGTCCGGGTCGAACTGCAGCATCCGCCCGCGACCCGTCTCGCTGATCGTCACCCGCCAGTGATACCCGCTGCGCTCGCCGGGTCGCGGCTTCCAGCCAGCGATCGCGCCGGTGCGGATCGTCCGACCGACGCCCTTCGACGGCAGAATCACGTTGGCGTACCGCGACTCGCGGGCGAAGCGGTAGACAACGTGCGTCTTCCACCCGGCGTCGATCACGAGCCGCTCGACGCGAAGCTGCTCGCCCGTCACCTCGCGGTAGTAGATGCGGTCGAGGATCTGCTCCGACAGGGCCGCGAGTCCGGCGTATAGCCGCTCGTCGTCGCCGAGCCCGGGATACGCCTCGGCCAGCCCGGGGCGCATGTCCGACGCGAGGAAGTTCGAACGCACCTGCCGCGGGAACGCGCCGTAGTCCACGATCGACCCGCCGAAGTCGTTGTCCGCTGCGAACACGCCGTACCACAGCCCGCGTCCGACGCCGCCGCCGGCGTCGATGAACGCGACCAGCCGTGTGCACTCCCGCGGAACCGCGAACCGCGGCAGGCCGCTCAGGCACTTCGCAACCGCGACCGGGTTGAGCCGCTTTGCCGACGCATCCGCGATCGACTCCGGCTCGTTCTGGTATTCGGCCTTGAAGCCGCGAGGGTTGTCGTAGAAGAGGTTCATCGCGCTTTGGATCGCGCTCACCTCGTCGGGCTTCTTCCGCGACTCCCACGACACGCGGGCACCGGCGTCCATCGCCGCCCGGTGCGCGATGTAGAACGTGTTCGCCCGCCGCCCGCGGTCGCCGCTGCGGAACGACTCTCGCCGCACCTCGGCGTACTGGTCCCACAGGGCCAGGTCTTTCGGCCATGCCTCGAGCATTCGCGTTCGAACACCCTGCCACTCGGGGCGAACGTCGTGCGAGAGGAATCGGTCGGACAGATCGCCCGTCGCGATCACCGTGCAGAGCATCACGGCCGCGATCTCCACGTCGCCGCCGGCGGAGCCCAGGATGTCGTCGAGGATCATCGACTCGCGCTCGGTCGTCTGCGTCGGCGAAGTGGCGCTTTTCCGCGTCTGCACGTCGTCGAGCAGCACCATGTCCGGCCGCAGCGGCTCGCCATCGGGCCCGAGGATGTTTTGCCCGCGGACGGCCCCGCCCATGCCCGCCACGACGATGATCGATCCGGAGCACGGCGACCCCTCGATCGTCGGCAGCACGATGGAGTTCGAGTTGATCTCCATGAGCGTGGGGCGGCCGTCCAACTCCTGCGCCTTGGCCCGCTGATGAACTCGCTCGAGCTTCCGGATGCAGTGGCACGCTTCGGGGAAGTCGTCGGAGAGCGGCTTGTTCGACTCGAATTCCTTCAAGATCTGCTTCAGCCGTCTCTTCGCGAGCGGCGTCGTCGCGCACACGAGCATCACGAATCGGCGGAAGCCGTACACGATCGCCCGGATCACCGCGACTTCGGCGAGCGTCGTCTTGCCCATGCCGCGCGGCATGCCCGCAGCGAACTTGCCGCCGCGGTCGGTGCAGGCCTCCATGGAGGCGATCGCGGCCAAGTGCGGATCGGCGAACGCATGCTTGAACCGGCGCGGGAAGTACTCCTCGGCGAATGCCTGCAGCGACTTGCGACCGCGGGCTTTTCGAGCCGGATTCACCACGCCCGGGAGCGGACCGACCTCTTTCACCGACTTGGAGATCTCGCGGCGGCGTGCAGCTTCGCGGTCACGGTGGGCTTGGCCACGATCGGGCGGCTGGCTGGCTGTCGCTGGACCAGCGGGAGACAGCGGCTTCTTCGGCGATGCGGCCTTGGCGGGCTTCTTCGCCGCGGGCTTCGCTTTCGCCTTCTTCGGCGCGTCGGGCTTCCTGCGTTTGGCGGACATCAGCGAGCCGCCTCCTTGACGGTTCGGGTTTCACTCGTCACACTGGACGCCAAGCCACGTTGCACAACGCACAGGCAAGACGCCCCCGCGAAGAGGGGCTGTCAGGCGGGACGGGTCGCCCCACCGGGC